TTTTCATGTATGGTGGATAAATCCACACTTCCACCCCCTACACTAACTATAGAATCTAACTTGTCATGTATGTCGGTCAGGTCATTGTTCTCTAGGGTTCCAACCTTTGTATGGATGTCGGTCAGTAGAGATACGTCGACATTATCTAGGGAGTCAACCTTCGTCTTGATTTCTGTTATAAGAGATATGTCGGTGTTACTAATTAAGAAGTTAATTTTTGTGTGTAACGAACTCAGGTCTACTGAGTCACCCGAACCGGTGTTCGGGTTGTATGCTATTATGTTGTCTGTGGTGTTCTGTTTGGGTGTAAATGGGTACGAGTATGTGTGTCCATTAACAGTGTACATTTTGATAGGTATTTCGTACATGTTAAAAACCGATGACTTATAGCTAAAATATCCGTATGGGATGCTTACAGTCGGTAGTTGTCCATTGACTGATGTTACTGAGTCTATGACGTAAATATATGGGTTTATATATGTTCCTTGTATTGTTTCTACTGTTGTGCATACTGTTGTGCTTGTTCTGTAAACTGTGAGAGTTTCACCCCGTGTTAATCCGTGTCCTTCGTCTGTGATGTATATCTTGGTGTTGTCTAGTACATATATGAATGTGCAGTCTATTGGGAATGTTATTGTTTTTGCTGACGAAACGGTTACGTCACTTTTGCTGTGTAGATAGTTGACAATTTGGTTATCTAGGGGTTCGTTTATGTCATTTGATATGTAGTCAGATGTCGTGTATATTATTTTTATGGGGGCGATTCCGTATAGTACCATGTCATCGAACGATGTCATGATTGGGTTTACTAGTATCATTGCTGAGTGCGAGTTTCTTTTTATTGTATATCGTGTTGCTGTGATGATATTGAGATCGTATATAGAGACTGGGTTTTGTATGGATACATATCTTGGGTAGAAAGAGATTCCGTTAACGCAGCTGATTGTTGTGAATTTCTTCATACTTTTTGGTGTTTTCATTAACTCTACAGAACTGGTGTTCTGTACAACGAAATTGTTTATGATCATATTTCCAGAGTTGAGGTGGTGGTATGATGCTGGCGGTCCTGATAGAACTGAGTTATATATGGTAATGTATGTGTCGGGTCTCAGGTCAAAATCTGATCTTGTTGTTCCTGTTTGATTAAAAATGACACCTGTATTTGCTAATACGAGTTTTCCTGTTTCTGTGACTGGTGATACTAAGGTTGACGAACTGTAAGAGTTTTCCCCGTATGTTGCCGATGCTCCGTTAAATATAATATTTGTTGTTGGGAGGGTTACTGGGTTACCTCTTTTGTCTAGTAGCACGTCACCTGATTGAAATATGCCATCAGTTTTGATGTAGAATACGCAGTCTTTAAATGTTAGGGTGATGTTATTTATATATAAATAACCTTTAATTATGAGGTTTCTGTCTACGGTGTTAGGTATGATTAGTTCTAGGTCGTCTATTGTGTGGCTAACATAGACGTTTGAATTTTCCGTAACACCTGTTTGTATTGGGTATTTTAGGGTTATCGTTTTGTCTACTATTGAATTTATAATGTTGAATAAGTTATTGTTGAGATCATCTGTAAAATAGATTGATCTGTTTTCTAAGTCCAGTGATCCGTCTGGCGTATTTTCCAGTGTTACTGTGTTATTGCCTATAGATCTGCATACGTTTGTGTGATATGCTCCTGAGATTGTAATCTCACTCTCGGAAATATCTATCATTTATTTATTTATTTATATTAATATAAATAAATGTTAAATATACTAATTACTGGCGGATGCGGTTTCATCGGTTCTAATATGGTGGAGTATGTTCTAAATAATGATAAGATAGATAAGGTGGTTGTGTTGGATAATTTGTCGACTGGTACTTACGATAACATTAAGAGATTTGAGGATAATCCTAGGTTGCGGGTTGTTATAGGTGATATGAGAGATTTTGATGTTTGCAAGGATGCTTGTAAGGGGGTTGATGTTATCTGTTCCTTGGCTGCGTTGGGATCTGTTCCTCGTTCTATGAAGACTCCTTTGAGTAGTCATGATAATAATGTGAATAGTTTTGCTAATTTGTTGGAGGCCGCTAGGTCTAGTGGTATTAAGAGAGTTGTTTACGCTTCGTCTTCTAGTGTGTACGGTAATACTAAGGATTTGAATGATTTTGATTACTGTAAGCCTGTTAGTTTTTACGGGTTGACAAAGCATGTGAATGATTTGTATGCGTCTTATTATTCTAAGTATTTTGGTATGGAATGTATAGGTATGAGATACCACAATGTGTTTGGTAAAAACCAGAGTTTCTCTGGTGAATATAGTGCTGTGATTCCTATATTCATTACTCGTTGCCTTAAGAATTCTGATCTTGTCATTCACGGTGATGGTTCTCAGTATCGTGATTTCACTCATGTTAGTAATGTGATCCATGCTAACATGTTGGCGTTGACAACTGACAATGTAGATGCTTTCGGGAAGTCGTTTGATATAGGTTCTAATACAAAGGTGTCTGTGTTGGAGTTGGCCGATACCATAATAGAGTTGTCTGACTCTATTTCATCCAAGAGTTTTGTTGCTAGTCGAACTGGTGATATCCATGCATCGTTCGCTGATATGGCATTGTCTGAGATGTATATATCCTATCGTCCGTTGACAAATTTTACCGACGGGATTAAAAAAACAATATTAAAATATAAATTTAGTTAAACTAAATGTCTGAAGGTACTCCACTAATATTAACTAGTAGATTATACAAGTATATAAAATCAAGTGCCATTGTAGGAATTATCCAGGCGGGTGTTGAGTTAGTCACGAATAGTGACGATGCTTATAAGAAGTCTGGGTATACTGGTGTTGGGAAAGTGAACATAGTTATAGATTATAACAGACGTGTTCTTATTGTTTATGATCAGGCTACTGGCTTGACGTATGAGAAGATGGTTGAATGTTTTGGCCAGGTTGGTAATTATACCAGTGACATCGAGGCGCGTGGTTATTTTTCTCGCGGTGCTAAGGATGTGACTGCCATCGGTAATGTTACTTTCGTTGGTATTAAGGATGGAAAGATATCGGAGGTGAGGCTCACAAGTAATGATATCTTCTTTTCTATCAGAAAGAACGAGGATGTGACTGATGGTGATCGGGAGAATTATGATATTACGAAGAATGGTCTGTATACTATTATAGATGTTAAGAAGAGTGTTGAGTTTCCTGGCTACGAAATTGTCGGTAATATTTCAAAGTATTATTCTATGCGTGATATTTTTAGTAATATTAATCGCGAATTGGTTATTAAGGTTATTTCTACAGAAGGTGATATTCTTTTTGATAACAGGTTAGAATATATCAAACCAGCGGTAAAGAAGGTGCTCGTGAACCAGGTGTATAAAATAGATAATTACCCGGGTGTGACTGCAACTTTCGTTCTTGAGTTGTTGGAAAAGCCTGTTGAAGAGGCTGAGTATGGAAGTTATATGGATCATGGTATATTGGTTTCTAGTCACAATGCTATTCACGAGGTTTCTACTCTGTATAACGACACTCGCAATCATCCATACATTACGCATGTTACTGGTCGTATTGATTGTGATTATATTAACCAGTTGATGTATGACTTTGATGCTAATCCAGATGATGAGAAGAATCCGTTTCCGATATTGGATAACAGTCGGTTGAATGGTTTGAATAGGTCTCATCCGTTTACTAAGGAGTTGTTGCGTATTCCCCACAAGCAATTGAAGTACATTCTTCAGGATTTGTATGGGAAAACAATATCTCAAAATAATTTCTCCACTAATCTGTTGGCCTTGTTCCAGAATGTTGAATTGTTCGGGAAGAATTTCTTCACCGAGATGAGCATGTCCGTGCATTCTTACCGAGCAACTGAGACGTCAAAGTTAACAGGTTACCTCACCAAGAAATCTTCCAATATTGTGTCGTCTGGGGAGGATTCTGAATATAATTTTAAAGATCCCGAGGCGGTTTTTGAGGACAAGGATTCCAAAGGTAATTTGAAGGCGACCGACCCGCAGTTAAATATAATATTTTCACATCAGGATAATTTGGTATACCCGTATCTCATTTACAGGTTGGATAACAACATTTATTTGGAGATAAATGTAAATGATTATCTGGTGTCTAAATATATTTCAAAGGATATTGAGACTGGAGATATAACAATGAAGGACAGGGCGTCTGCTGGGTTGCTCCTTGTGGACATAATTGGAGAGGCTATGGCTCGTGAGGTTATAAATGAGAAGAGTGAAAGTGTTACTTCCCGTGATGAACTCCTGTTGAAGGGTCCCCACGATTTCTTCAAGGAGTTTGAGAAGTTAAAGGCTTTGTTGACTCCTAAACTATATGAGATCATAGTTGTCAACGATATGGAAAATATTAGGTTGTCCTAAACCACCGTGTTTAAATATAAATATAAATTTAACAGAATTAAATATATATTTAGTACTTTTCTATAGTTGTCTTTGCGTCCACCCATCCATAATTGCACTCCATAGATATTATTCTTGTCTACCTTATTAAACTTTATGTACTTGAGATCTTTATTTATGGGGGTGTTATGAATCATATCAATCGTTAGGGGTTTGAAGCGACATTGTTTTATAACGTCGGTCATAAAGTTTATATAATAATAAGGGTATATTACGAGAGATTTTGTGCGTGAAGTTATGTCATATTGGGAGTGTGATGCGGGTATTCTGATAAGTTTGCGATCTGTTAAGAAGGTTGTTATTATTCCGGGTCCAGTGCTTTTCCAGACTGATTCTTCTACGGTAAAATTTGTTTTGATATGTTTGATGAGATTTAGGATTGTTCTGTTTTTAACCGACGACCCTATAATACTGTTTGAAAGAAGTCCTAACTTTTCCTGGAAGAGAAAGAGGTCTGTATTTTGGAGCAATTTATCTATAGGTTTTACAGATAAAATATCTGCGTCAACGTAGACTCCTCCATATCTGTAGAGTATTTCCAACCTGGCGATATCGCTTTTCTGGTTGTATTTTTTGTTCGGGAGATCGTAGATCGCTTTGTTTATAAAGCGATCACTGTTTATATCCTCGTCTTTCCATATATTTATTGTCCATTTTGGGTGCATCTCCCTCCACGTTTCAATAACCGTTGGTATTTTGAGGGGTCCTAACCATATAAAGTGTAATATTGTTGGAATCATTTATTAATATAAAAACATTAATAAATATTAATGTTTTTACTCGGAAGTTGTAGAATATGGAAAGCGACTAATAAGAATGGTTACACAGATATAGACTCTGTTATACAGGCTCACTACTCACAAGAAATACATCAAATTATAAACTGGTTGGGGGAATCTAAAGTTCTGACAGAGAAAGAGCAGAAATCTTTCAGACATGATATGACGGTTGAGAAGTGGGAGAAATACATTGCTTCTTTCAAATCCACACAGTTTGTTCTAGTTGAGATATCCAGTATTAAAATATCTGAGTATGATGGTGTGTACTGTAATTTACTAAATACTCACCCATCGGTGGTGTCTACCGGTGACGTTGTAGCACGAGAGGTTGATCTTATTGATAAATTACTCGTGAGTATGGGGAAGATCCCTATTTATTTCTGCCACGTCAATGTTTATTCTGATACACATAATGGTCTTATTTATAACCGAACGTGTATTCAGGAAATGTTTAAAAAGCAACCGTCTATTAATTTTATAGATCCATCTGCTATAGTATCTGAACATGGGAAGATAAAGTGCCTGGTTAAGAATGGAAAAGGCTATGATCATAATCATTATACGGAATTTATGGAGGATTTGATTTTCCAACAAATTAAAAAATATTTCATTAAATAAACAATGACATTATATACCTACTTGTCATCCTATAATAATAGAGGAATTCCTACGCGTGTGAATTTAGACTCTGATAATCAAAACATAATGAACAATGCGACCAGTTCACTTGTTACCGAAAGCCTGGCGTTCCTTCCAGGTGGTCAAACTATTGTGGACGTTCATCCCGATTGGATGAGAAATTCTGATATCTCCACCGTCGATGATTGTGAAATAACTCTAACATTTCTGGACGAAGGTGCCGGATATAAGAACGGGTTATCATACTTTGTGTATGACAAGGCGAATCCGCCATCTAGATGTGTTGATATAGATGAGGTTTTTATAGTCTTTCCTAATTGTTCCAAAGTCTTTTCAGGTGGATCTATGGTGTCTGGGTACACAATGCAACTTGCTTACAATGTCACTAGCCATACCATTACAAACGGTAGACGTTTTGCTTCTGGGTTTGACTATATCTTCCCTGCGGGGAAGGGTATTGGATTTATTATTCACGCTAACAAATGGACTGGGGACGGTTCCAGTGGTGCTTATTTACGTACTGGAACTGGTATGTTTACATCCAATCCCGTTCTCAATCCGGAGCCTCTCGAATCTTTGAGACACCACGCTGTTAATTACAAATCGGTCGTTGACCCTACAAAGATTGTGTATGGGTTTGAGGATATTAGGCGTACCAAGGGGAATTGTGATCACGACTTTAACGATCTGACCTTTTTTATTACACCGTCCCCGTTAACGGCTATTGACACCACTTACAATTCAACAACATCTCAGGTTTTCCAAGGGGTGTTCTTGTGCGAGGATCTTTTGAATAAACCAACTGCTGATTTGGATTATAATGACTTGGGTGGTACTTACAAGGTTACTGAAACAATAAGTTCTGATAAAATTACATCTATCCTTTTCGAGTTGAATGTCGCATGTAGAGGGGCTTCGTTGAACCATAATTTCGGTGTTATCGTGCCTAATATTAAGAACATGCAGGATGTTCATATTTACAAGGAGCACTATAGATCAGCGGAAAACACTGAATTCAGTGAAATTACTTCCGATATCATTGGTCAAGGGACTGATAAAATTCCTATAATAATTGATACCAAAGAATTCTTACCTAATGGTAGTATTTGGGCGACCAACACTATCAAGGATACCGCCATTCAAACACCTTCTTTGGTTAAACTGCGTATAGACTTTGGAGGCGATGGTGTTGAAAGATCCGAGTTGAATGGTATGTATTTCCCGTATAATTTCTATCTGGATGTTTTTAGGGGAGATAAACCGATGTGGAGTCTGTTCTCAGACCAAGATTATTCGGATGTCTCGGAGGAGTACACAAATATGGGTATCAACACCCTCAAAAAGATTCTAATTCTTGAAAATATAACCAGTTTTAGGTTTCCTTTTGAAAAGCAACCGTTTGGGAGAGTTTATCACAAATACAAATCGTTTCTGTGTAACAATCCCTATTATCGTAACTGGTATAAAACAGATTTCGTCAAGACTGGTTTGTTGTATCCCGACATTGAGGATCTATCATATGTACACACCTGGAATCCTCTTCTACTTGCGTGATTCCTTTATAGCAATACAAAACTGTTCTATATATTTTTCCTTAGTAGTTTCCGTAATTAAAGCAAACGCATCATTTGTTCGTGTTAAATACTTCTCGTAATTATTTAATATATCAACACATATTTCCTTCAGATCACTCAGGTCGTGTTTACATTTAACATAATATTTATCCTGATAAAGATCAGGATACGTCAACACATAGTCCGTATCGGGTTTAACGAGCACACAGTTACACAGGATAGCCTTTTGATCCGCCGCTATACGCTCTCCTATTCCCCATGGTGCCACAACTATTTTAGATTTCATCATACTCTCGTGATATTCTGTTTGACCGAATCCACTCCCCGCTACAATAGTTGTGGATTCCATTTCGTTAAGTATTTTGGTGATAGCAGCCCTCTGAGTATTAATTGGTTCATCGTGGATATTATATACGCAAAAAATGTCTATTGTTTTGGCGTAAGAACCTCTTTTTTCGGCGCAGAATTTCATATGTTTGTTAATGTCAAGGTGGGTGTAGTTTGAGAACCATGATACCTGTTTGAACTTGTGAATATATTCTTCTAAACCAGACTGGGGAGTGTCTTCTTCGAACCCTGTTGAAAATATTTTGTTAAGTATATTGTAGTGGTACCTCTTTTTCAAAAGGCATTCTGTGAGGATGCTTTTATCCCTTGGCATGTAGTCTTTGAATACAGCAATGACATTTGGATGAGAATAATAATGATAACTAGAACCAATAGTACATGCATCGTATCGTTCGCATAAAATTACTTTACGTTTAGTGTGCTCTATTTCACAGTCCATTGCTCCGGCAATAACAATATCCGATCCTTTCATTTTATCTACAATAATGACTCCGTATTTTTCCATGATCTCCTTGTTTTTTAACCATTCAAATTTGTCCGAGTGGGACCCCAAGTTAAAATTTTCAATAAAGCATACTTTTACCGACATTTTAACTTAAACAGAATTGGTGTTTAAATCAAAATGGATCTACAAACGACAGGAAATATTATAAATAATTTGTCCGAGATTGTTAAACTATATCTACAACTTCAAATAATATCCGCTGACAACACGCCGTTTTCTCACGAGCAAATAACAGTTGTACCAACACCAATACAGGTAATAAAGAAAACACCTGAACCTGAACCTGAACCCGAACCCGAACCTGAACCTGAACCTGAACCTGAACCTGAACCTGAACCTGAACCCGAACCTGAACCCGAACCTGAGCCAGAGCCTGAACCTGAACCCGAACCTGAACCTGAACCTGAACCCGAACCTGAACCTGAACCTGAACCTGAACGCAAACCTAAATCTAAACCTGAACCTAAACCTGAACCTAAACCTGAACCTGAACCTAAACCTGAACCTGAACCTAAACCTGAACGCAAACCCCAAAAGGGTGATTTGGACACTCTTAACAGTCTGTTAACACTACCACCAATTCCTATTAAACACGATATTGCGGCTTTAGAGAAGAAGTGTGTTGGGTTAAAGGTGTTGGTTGTTGGAACACAATATCCAGGATATGGTGGTGGTGCTACTAATGCCTACAATATTGCTAAATTTCTAAAAATACACAAGTGCAATGTTGTCTGTATTTTTTTCGAAGGTATAGAAAAATTCCCAACCGATGTTTTCGATCCTGAAAACATCGGAAACGTATTAAGAGGTCCTCGGTTCAGTCTGTTCTTTAAGAAAAAGAATACATGTATTCAAAGGGATATCGTAAAATACAGGAAATCAATAGATAAAATGTTGGGAGGACCCCCCGACATTATTTTATGTAAGAACTACGTCGCCCCTATACAGGCTAATATATTATACCCAGACGTACCGTTGATGTATCTCATATCTGGTTCTAAACACATCACAATATCTGGTTACACCTACGGTCAATTAGCGGCTGCTGACAAGGATAAATTCGTAAAGGAGTTCCATTATCCTGCTGAGATAGATGCTATTGATAAGTCTCTCTTTTTACTTCCTAATAGTTTGATAACTTGGCGTATTTTTAACTATATTTACCCCCACTACAAGGACAAGATCCTCCGACCTATTGATACGAGTTACCTATCATATTATGATAGGAATACTGTACCATTCTCCGACCGCAAGTACGACGTGTGTACTATATCTTCAAATTTTGATCGTGCGGTTAAGAATGGCGAACTAGCCGGTAAGATATTGAATGATAACCGGTTGACTTGTTACAACAAGATAGTCATAGGTGCAAATAGCGGCAAGTTGTTTACCGCTTCGGAGACCTTTACTGTGAAGGCATTCTTGAATAATAGCGACCTTCTTGACATACTAAAGAATGTAAAGATTGTTATACTGACCAGTCTGTTTGATTCTAGTCCTAATGTTGCGTCCGAGGCTATTTCACATGGGTGTTTGATTCTTTCTACGTTGAATGTTGGTAACACGGAGAAATATCACGAATTTTATAGGATGGAGTCGTTAGAAGATCCTACCGAGTGGGTTTCAAAGATTGATACAATTTTGAAATCCCCTTTTGACCAACTTCCCGAGTTGGTAGATCACGCTGTTTTGAAAAATATTTCATATGATTTTCTGAGTTCCATTCAAGAGAATTGTAATATATAATCACATACCTTGAGATCAGGGAACATTTTCTTCAAAAGTATAGCATTAGGTACAACACAGTGACCGCCTATCTTTTGCCCGTCTGGAATTCTAAACAACACCGGTCGGACAACATTGGGTTTGTTTAATTTCTTGTATCCCTCGTTATAAGTGTTGTTCCAGTCTTCTACAACAATGTCAAAATCTGCGCCCGTTTGGTCACACATTTTCCCCATTTCTTCGGTGTAAGCAATGCACATACCGTAATATGTTGTTGATAGCAATTTACTCATAATTGTTGTGGTGTCGGTTGTTATTTTAGTTTTAATCCCAATGGATTCTAGATGCTTTGCTCCTTCTACCCCACTTTTCTCGTCATCTTTAGCGTGCCCGACGTATTTGACAAATGTTTTCAAAGACATAGTTAGATTAGGGTGTACGCCACGCACGGGGCTATGTACTATATTAACAGTAGGATATTCTTGTTTGAGATTTTTGATTACATTCATAATAATGGAAGAGTGAATAATTATAAGTTTAACACTATCATTTACTACCTTTTTCATGTCTGTCATAAATTGTTCCATATTTTCACATGGAAAGCATATGTTTAAGACCTCAACTGTGTTTAATTTGTTAGATATAATGTTTTTATAAGGGTCATGTATTATAAAATCAATACCTTTGTCTTTGTAGATGACACCGAGAGATGATCCAACTTCTCCGTATCCGATAATAGCAATCATAGTTTAATTTTACATAAGAAAAAAAAATAACTATAAATAAAAGATGCCGTTCAAAATTAATTCGCAGTCTGCCCAAAATAATAATTTTGCGAGAGGTCTTATATCTGAATATGATATGAAGAAAAACAATAGCGTTATCGCTCAAAACCCTGGAAATCAATCAAGTTCTCTTTTTTATAAAATGTGTACAATTAACGATGTAACCAGTAATACAGAAATGGGTCATACGTCATTTTCTACTATAGTAGATGGTGGATTTCCTTTTTTTCTTAATACACCACAAGGATTAATATCAAAAGAATCAGCCGATTACACATTATTGTATAATATACAGATATCTTCGGCTTTAGCCGGGAACACAAATGCATTTGAGGTCGCAAAAAACGGTACCGTTTTTTACAGGGATTGCTATGGTTATTTCGGGTATAATACATATATAGCATCGACCGTCATGTTCAATGCTAACATAAACGATGTTATAACGTTCCACTTTTACTGTGACGATATGTCTACACACCCATTCACAATACATTCTGGTAGTATTCTCAAAATATATAAAAATCTATAAATAAATGGTCATAACAATTTATTTAAACAATATTCAATGGCTTCCTACACATAGGACACCCTGTGCCACCGTGGTCCATCCAGTCATTTAGACACGATGTGTGGAAGTTGTGGTGACAAGAAATATTGTATAATTTATCATTGGCGGAAAACAGTTCCGTGCATATAGGACACTCCTGATATTTCTTGTTTGTGTTCTTATAAAGAACATGGGGTTTCACATACCCTTGGTAGTCTTTAAATTTATACCCCTTCGCTTTAGAATAACGCAACAGCCTTCCTAAATTTTCACGAATATCATCACCATATTCTCTAGATTCTGACATATATAATGCATATGAGTGTAACAGTTTATATAGGATACGGTTGTACGAGTATGTTGCACCTGGTCGTTTTTTAACACGAATATAAATAGTTAATTTACCATGTTCAACATAGTCCATACTGCTAATTATTATGTAAGGTTTCTTTCCGCGTGGGTATATATTTTTTAGATCTAACTGCAGATTTCTAACCAAAACGTTGGCTGGTTGTTTTCTATGCGAACTCATTAAAAGACCCATGTTTATACAAAGGCTTGCCATTTTTAAATCTTATAATCATTTTTTAAAATGATTATACTGTTACACAAAGGCTAACTATTTTTATTTTATCAAAATCAATATACTTTAACTTCATCGCTCGTTCCAAAATATTTTGGAAAGTTACATCCGACTTTTCTGGAGTAAGATATTGCGAATATAACCGTAGTAGTTTGTACAGTATCATATCGTATCTATATAGATGTCGTTTGTTGTCTCTGACACTTATATAGATGGTATCTCCGTCTATTTCATCCACATGTCTCGATACAATAGACGGTTTAATCCCCTTGGGACATATAATATCTAGATCAACGCCAAGTTGCAGTGATATTCTCACATCTATACACATCATATCAGAACTTTGTGTAATACCCATTTATTTTTAGTTAAATTACCTAAACCAATTTCAAATTGAAATTAATGATATAATTGATTTTTTTTAATGGAGATATTAAAAAAACAAAATGTTTAGACTTCCTCCTGAATTACAAGCCCATATTTGGTCTTTTGACTCGACCATAAAGGAGATATTCCAAAAAAGTTTGGACCTCGTCAGCGGTGTTAGATACGTCAGTTATATCTGCACAAGTTGTTACGCTGAATTAGATTACTGTAAGCACACCCACCAGAAAATTCATCGAATGAATTACAGTGAATACGTAGATCGAATTACCAAGTTTTTCCCGACTTTTCACGGACACAATCAGCGAAGTTATAACAAAACATATATACACTTTTGCAGGAGACAGGGTGCTACTCACACAGAAAATATCTTTAGGTCACGGGTATTAAGGTTCTCACCGTATGGAAAAAAAAATGAAAAAAACGCTAAATTATTATACACAAAGTTGAAATGACGTCGTACACCAAAAATGACGAATATACGGTCTTTGTCCTTGACAATGACGAATGCCTCGGGGCGTGGGGCATTGCATCGGCTCTCCATTCTTTGTATAATACCTACATCCCTCAGAATACGGGGATTCCCCTCGAAGACTGTATGCGGGTGTTTCGGGATGTCATGGTGAAGCATTACCTTCCCAATGGCGGTGCCCGACCCGGTATGAAAGACACGCTGAACCTTCTCAAGTTCTACAAAGACGCGGGTCTGGTTGACAGGGTGGTTATGTTCACCTCCGCTGGAAACCGAGGTGATTGGGTGAACGTCCTGAAGGATTGCTTCGAGGAGTACGCCGATGTCAAGGGGTTGTACGATCTCGTTCTCCACCGGGACAACACTGATGCGAAGATTGCCCCTGACGGTTCCACGCTCAAGTCGATGCTAACGGCAAAGCAGCGTCTTGGCTTCTACCCTACTGACCGCGTGAAGTTTGTCGTCATTGACGACAAACCACAGAACATCTACGGTGATTCCGTTCTCGTAGGGGTGAGCCCCTACCGACACATTGTCGGACGGAATCATCTCTCTGATATGATTGACTCCTCTCTCACCGAACTCCACAATATGTACACCCCAAGCACCGAGAAGAAAACCTACGACCCGACTCTGTTTCGGAACACAATCAAGACGACCGTCTTGGTAGACAAGAACGGGATCAAGAGGGAGTTTTTCTTGAACGAAAACGTACACTTCTGTTCATCCAACCAGCTTGGGGACCGGGACCTCATCAAGAAGAGTGTCGGGTCCTTCATCGAAAACATACCTCCGCTCAAGTTGATGCGGTCTACAACAGCATATCCCCTTAAGATACCGACTCTTGTGCGCTCTAATAGCGGGTAAGAATACATAAAAGAATATACTTTACTAACATGATAATATTATTATCATGTTACACCAAATTACGAGGAAGCCGTACAGAAATCCCAAATTCCATTTCCAATACTACAGACAGAGAAGAGAAACTGCTTATTTTTGTTGTCAAACTTGTATATATAATCCTTCCAGTCGCTGAAGGCTATAGATTCCTTCATCTGTAACCACGTGTTAGACATCGCTAACATTTGGACAATTGGGTGACCAAGAGTGCACATCATAATAAAATAATTCAACGCGGGACCTGTACCCGAACAAAGCCCATGCTTGGTCCATTCGTGTTCTGCAAACCAGAAGTTATCTCTTGTTTCGTTAACATAATTACACATGAGACCAGAATTGGAATCATTGATATTAAAGGTCGTATTGAGTGGTGTTACACATTCAGATGTTCCATAAGGTTTCACCTCTGGCCATAGACCGTGTACACCAGGTTGTACCCCGTGGTAGTGATTTTTACCTAGACCAGATTCAATTGTTAAAGTTCCGCACAGGGAATAGTTAGTAGGACAGTTCATTTTAATAATTATTATTTAATCTTTAAAATTATTATAGATAATAAAATGAATGCTTTTAATATCTTGTGCATGTTATCAGGCGTTGCCTTGGCGGTTAGTTGTGTTGTTGATATCAACAACACAAAAGTAGACAACGATCAATCGGATGAATTATTAGCCCCAAAAAAAACATATATCGTGAACGGATACAAAATATTCTGCACAAGTTCTAAAAAATGTTTTACGCGTATTCAAATGTGGTATCCATTTCCAGGGGAGCAATGTGTACAATGTAATTATCCGGTAGGTCATTCTACCGTGTTGGTTGATATAACTTGACGATTTGTTCTTACTTTTTTTTTGAATATTTCTACATTTTTTTTTGTTTGATGATAAAATGATCACCCCGATGAAAAACCACAACGATATGTCTAACATCTTCGCTCCAAACCCATGTGTAATGAAGGCTAAGAAACCAATAAGGGCAACCTTTTTATATAAAGGTTACATGTCAGTTGTAGACCTTCTGAAAGATGAACCAGACTGGATCACGGAGGACGAATTGGTTATGTTGATATGGAGTGGTGAGACCACTCGGAAACTATCTATCAGATATATGCTAAAATGTATGTTTATGTCACAGACTGTTGATAGTAATACGCAGGGTGTATGTATGAAGAATGAAAATGGTGTCAGGCATTACAAGTATATGTAATTGTCTCAATTAAATATTTATTGTACGGTACAATAAATATTGTGTATAAAATAAATGGATCACCTCTCGATAATTTCGCAACAACTCAAAAATGATAAAGTACGAAATATACTTGAACACGGTGTAAAAGGTCGTGTATTGGATATAGAAAACTGCAAACGGTGGGTAAATGCGCAACACAAAATAAATAAAAGACTTGGTGCTGTTGCGGACGCCATTATTAAAACAAACGTTATTTTGACCTATCAACATATTAAAAGAAATATAGAGGACACAATTCAGATGTTTTTTAATGATTGTTCGTCCGACTATATTATTATTTCTGAACAACAAACAAAGTCTGGATATTTATTCACATTACTCTGGATTTATTTATGTGATATTAATGGATTTAGACGTCCAGTAGAAGTCATTATGTCCGACAATCAACAAACAAGTGTAAAAGGAGATATTACCGCTATTGTTATAAACGACATGGACTATAGTGGTAACAGTATGTCTACATTTCTGGATATACGTTCTAGAAACATAAACAAAGTTTATATTATCCGTGCTTTCACAACAAAAAATGCTATAGATCGCGTGACTGACACATATTCTAATAACACATATGAACTTATTTTTTGTATTGGGGATGTACTACCTGGATTTAAGGATTCTTTGATAGAATCCTACGGAAAAGAAGAAGGTGAACTTTTATTTACGGATGCTAACAGGTTTTGGGGAGGTATTGACACTACCGCTGAATTTTTCTTCCCTGTTGTACACGAAGCGATAGGTCACACAAATATACTTCTTGAATACAAGTTGGCAGATGCCCCCTCAACTTTATTGTATGTTTATCTACTTGGCGTTGTACCAACAAGGGACTCGTATCCGAATGAAACATGTGAGGACGAATCTGATAGTCCGTGTATTGACTTTACAAAAACAAAATTTAACGAATTGCAAGGACCCGAGTCATATAATCTTATACAAGGATGTGACGCCAATCAAAAGGAGGCGTATGCTATTTTTAAGAATAAATTTGGTGGAGATCTCAGAAAGGTTATCAACAATAGTAATCTTTTACAAGAGGTTAATAGATGCCCGAAACCTTGGTACAAAAAAATCAATTGGGACACTGGGTTGTTAGTTTGATATTTAAACAAAAAACAGTAAGAATAAAATGAGTTCAAGAAGAAAAAGGCGTAAACGAGGGTCTAATAAAAACCCCTGTATTCCGCTACCGATTGTTAAAGAGTCACCTCGCCGTATTCGCGTTCAACCTCCTATCCGAAAGAAACCCATTTATGTTCCTAGATGTCCCCACGACGCTTTGATTGCAGAATCTGGTATTCTCAATTGCGACGAGTGTGGAATGAGGGCTGTTTCGTATTTAGCAAGTTCTAGTGATATATTGTAAATATTTATAACTATTTACAATAGTACTTATTTTGATCGTTGTCGTAGTTTTCTACGTAGTCTCTTGAGACGTCTCATTCGTTTCTTTTTCCATTTTGCCCTCATTTTTATAGTTGTAAATATATTCTTAAACGATACTAAACATTTTTTTTGATTTATAAAGTTAATAGTTTTGGAAATATACAAAATGGTCACAATGAAGTCTCTAACAGGCAGGAAATATAAGAAAGGAGTAAAGCTTGGATCAGGAACTTTTGGAAGCGTTTTTTCCGTAACTAGAGATGATGGGTGTGCTTTCGCTTTCAAGTTGTTTTTCAAAGACACGATTGATATTGATTTGGGTGTCCTTCGGGAACTTTCAATTCTAAAGATGTTTCAAGGAACCCACCCTGGTATTATGAATCTGGATGACATTATAATGCTACCAGACGGTAACATAGGCGTTGTCATGAAGAAATACCCCCAGGATTTGGGGCTTGCTATTTTTGAAGGTACATTGAATAAACAGGACAAACGACGAATAGCAAAAAAGTTACTAGAAAGCGTAGTCTTTCTTCACGACAATGGTGTTATTCACCGGGATATCAAGCCTGACAACGTGCTTCTTGATGAAAAAATGAATCCCGTTCTCGCTGATTTCTCCCTGTCCAAGGTATTCTCGGGACTATGCTTGGAAGGAACACATACCGGAAAGATAGCAACTGTCACATACAGGGCACCTGAGGTTGTTGCTAAAAAGGTGTATGGATTCCCAGTAGATGCTTGGTCGTTGGGAATTGTGTTTTACGAGTTGTTTACGGGTATTCCAATTGCGGAGACCAAAGACAGAAAAACACTTAGTTTCATACGGAAACAGGTGACAAAGATGAAAGACACCCCATTAGGTAGAATGGTACGGGGTCTTCTTGACAAAAATCCAGTAAGCAGATGGACACCACGGGATGCGTTAACAAGCGAGTTGTTTAATGTCTGTCCAGCAACGAGACGTATATGGCGATGTTCTGACATAGGCAAGGTGTCAGAAGAAATCACCACGACATGTAAAGATATGGAGGTTGGTAAAAGAGTGACCGCGTGGGCAGCCGAGACTTACGTTCAGAAGACGGGATGTTCAGCCCATAGTGCTGTTATTTTGGCGCATAAAATGTTCGAAACAGAAGCAATGAGTATAGACGACGAAATTTATTCAATAGAGGAAATTACTATTCTCCAAAACATGTCTTTCAATCTATATGTATAATTTTAAAATGAAATATTAGTTCTTCATTAATAGTAAAGTATAAAATGTACATTTTATACTTTAGAAGTGATACAAATCCTTTTAAAATCATTGGAATATACGACACATATCAGTTAGCCAAAAATGCATGGATAGATTATGACTGGAAATATAGCGGGTTGGTAGGTCAAATCGCTAAAATCAACGCAAACACCCCAGCCACTCCATTTGCTATATACGGGATGGATAAAATATAAAGAAAATGAAAAAAAATCTAAACATGTAAATAACATAACAAAAATGTCTCCTAAACTAACAAAACAGAATACACTTGACTTTTCTTCGATAAATTTGGATCTCGTTGAGACAACGGTCAGATATCTCCGTGAAACCCAACCGGATCCCAACGAAACTATTATCGAGAAAGACATCACAGAGTCTACTCCAGGTGATCACGATCCGTGGGACAACCTGGAGAATAGGAAAGGGCTTTGTTTGAAATATTTTGACTTTATCAAGATGGATAACGATGCTGACAAATGCCAGTTGGCGTTTACATGGGTCACCGACCCAATGTTCATACATGTCTCCAAATATCTGGTGACCCAACCGGATACCAAAGAATACGATATGTATTCTCTCATCAAAAAGATGGTGATTGAGTGGAAAGACGCCCGTAAAACACCCACGGTACCACTAGCAATATACAAGAACTATTTACGCCGTTTTAATCAAGGGATCCTTGAATAGTAAACTTAAAATTGATTTAGGGAAAAGGTTTATAGTAATACTATAAGAAAATGTCTAAGAAACCAGTACTTTATAACAAAGAGACAGAAACATTTGTTTTTGATTGTCCTCATTGTGATGCACAAATACATGTGTCAGAAAAACAAACAAATTGTTGTATATTTAGACACGCTGCTATGAAGAAAAATCTAACCCAGATTAACCCACATACTCCAAAAATACAATGCGATCTTTTAGTAGAGAATGGTTTGATTTGGGGGTGTGGTAAACCATTCAAATTTCACAAAGCGAAAGACGGAAATGAAGCATACGTGGATGTATGTGAATATATATAATTTATTTAGTAGAGATTAATTATTCTTCTCTCTCCGCCTCACAATTAACACAATCACACCCATCAGGGCACATCGTATCATCTACACTATCACAATCTTCTCTCTCCGCCTCACAATTAACACAATCACACCCATCAGGGCACATCGTATCATCTACACTATCACAATCTTTTCTCTCCGCCTCACAGTTAACACAATCACAACCATCAGGGCACATCGTATCATCATGTTCGGATTCATCACCTCTTTCCTCCTCAGGCTCAGGTTCATCCTCAGGTTCAGATTCCTCCTCAGGCTCAGGTTCCTCCTCCTCAGGCTCAGGTTCCTCCTCCTCAGGCTCAGGTTCCTCCTCAGGCTCAGGTTCCTCCTCCTCAGGCTCAGGTTCCTCCTCGGGCTCAGGTTCCTCCTCCTCAGGCTCAGATTCCTCCTCGGGCTCAGGTTCCTCCTCCTCAGATTCAGATTCCTCCTCTGGTTCATCCACCGATTCCTCCACGTGTTCAGAGATATCAACTGGTTCATGTTCGGATTCCTCGTTTTCGGAAGATAGTAATACAATGCTTTGTTCTGAGTCTGAATCAGACAGTTGTGTTACAACATTTTTATTGACATCTTGTCGTATTTCTTTGAGAAAATCCTCAACTGTTTCTTCATTATCAGAAATACAACTAAATTCCTCCTGTGAATCATAAACACTGTCTGTTGTGTATTGGTCAGATGACCCACCTTCATCGCTACTGTAAACAGGTAGGTTAATTTTTCTACTAGCCTTTTTAATTCTTCTTATATAGTCTGGGTCATTTTTCTCGTCTTCTGGTTCTACATAAGAGTCGTTTTGCTGTTTCCATTTTTGTCTGAATCCTATTGGTAGATCATTTTCGGTTATAATAACCCCAATTTTCATTTTCATTGTTTCGTCCCATTTCACTTCATACCCATTTTTCTTAAAGATAGACGCTATTGTGTAACCAACTTCTTTTATCACATTTGATGTTCTTCCGTCAAATCCAAAATACACGAGGGAACTTCCTTCTTCAGACAATTCCTCCATAGTGGAGTCAATTATCTGGGCGTGTGAGAAAGCATATCCTTTGTGAGCAGGTTTTTTGACCAATCTATCTTGTAGTATATCGTTGTTACAAGTGTCGCAACAACTTTCGTTCCAACTAATTAAAATTCCCCTAGAATCACATTCGTCAAATATAACTTGTAAATTTGATCTATTGTTCATTTATATGAGAATATACTATCTTTTAAAAGCATTTATAGTATAACCTTCTTTTAATAAATGAAAACCCAACCAATTAAATACCCACGTCGTCTTACATTTCTCGCGGTCACTTACTGTGATGTATGTGAAGGCTCAGAAACTCCTGTTAACGAATATATTAATATTGTAAAACTACCCCAAGATCCTTTTCTAGGGTGGCAGACATGTAAAAGTGAAAAATGCTTATGTATAATTAACGAATGGAAAGATGCAACCACCATTTCTCAGGAAACACTGAGAGAAATACACGGGGATAACGTTATTGTTCACCGAACTTCTGGTGTAATAGAAAAAAACTGGGAAATCTTTGGAGATGCTTATATATTATCAGAAAACGATACTCGATGGATCACTGTAAGGAAACACAACTCAAAGACAACTAAATGTCTTAATATGGACGTCTTTGTTTCGTGGCAAACAACCGCGTGATTAAAAAGAATTTGAATTTTGAATCATAAACAATAATAAATAAACAAAATGACGTCTCTTAACTTGTCAGAATATTCAACCAAGTCCTTCGTCCTTCGGGGTAACACCCCCGACGATACGCGCGATCGCCGCATTGATCTCAAAAAGATGGGTGGGCGATTCAACTCTCGCCTTAAGCACCCATCTGGGGTCGGGACTCTCCCCGGGTGGATCTACCCCAGAACAAAAATCGGAACTGTAAAGGCTTATGTTTCTACCGTCAACAATGGATTCAAATCCATTGACGAGGATGGAGACGATGTGTGTGTTGAACATCCACTTGGTTTGAGTGGGAGCGACACGGAGGAGATGGTGTCCGACGCTGAGTGGGGGGATATGCACGACCACGAATTGCGCATCTTCCACCTAGAGCGTTTGTACGCAGACACTCAGACATGGATGAAGTACTGTGGGGTGACACTAGCGGTCATCTCATATTTTTTGTATTTCTAAAGAATACAATACCAATAAATCAAGAATTATATCCCGAGGGATATAATTTACTCTGACCATTACAAAAAAACGACCTCACATATCCTATTTAATTTTACCTGTAAAATCATTTAGATTTAATTATATTTATGTCTATTAAATAATGTGTGGAATCTCGTGTAGTATTTCAAAAAGCAGATCTTGTGTACAAGACGTTATTAATAATTTAAAACAGATTCAGAACAGAGGATATGATTCGTATGGTATATTTAATGGTACTCAAATATACAAAGATATAGGAAATAAAATAGAGGATCAAAATGGTTGTAGCCTAACAGACAGTAAGATTTGTATCTCACATACAAGATGGGCAACCCACGGGGGGGTTTGTTATAAAAACACTCACCCTATTATAGAGCACGGTATTGGGATTGTACACAATGGGGTCGTTGATAATGTACATAATATTATTAAAGAATACTCGGTACAAAACGAGCAAAGTGAAACAGATACAGAGATTATACTCAAACTATATATACAATTCTACAACCATACACAGGACCAAGAGCAGAGTATAAAATTAACAAGAAATATATTAGCAGGTTCAAACAGTTTTGTGATCATACATTTAGATAAATTGTACTATTCAACCGTAAATATGCCTCTTATTATTTTTAGATCTGAAGATACCGATAATGTGTACGTCACGTCTGAACCCGTTTATTGGCAAATGGATGGATACTATAAAAGAGAGATAAATTCTTACGGGGTTGTTTCTTTTGAAAATATTAAAGGGGTTTTCTACAAGGCAAACCCTCTTCAGAATAATTTCATTTCAAACCATATGTTGAGCGAAATCTACCAAGTTAATGATATAATCAAAACAAAACCAACTAAACATATAAATTTGGACACCGATGTTATATTATACGCATGTGGTTCTAGTTATCACGCGTGTCTATTATATAAAAACTACGTTGAGATCTACAGTTCTTTTAATATTAAAGTGGTTGATGCGTGCATCTATGTAAACGAAATAAAACAAATAAATAAAGAAGCGCTTCACGTCTTTGTGTCACAGTCTGGTGAAACGCGCGACATCCTTGACATAATTGACAAATTAGGAAACGTAAAAAAACTAGGTATTGTTAACAACGATAACAGTACATTAACACAATTGTGCGATAATATTATTAATATGGATACAGGGAAAGAAATGGCAGTAGCATCAACAAAATCATATATCGCATCTTTTATTAATCTTTTATATACAAGTAATTTTCCATTACAGGAAATAACCATAGACACAGGGAGATTAAAAATAGAATACATAAAAAACCTTGCATCCAGCATACACAAGTATACATCTATATTTATATGTGGATGGGATTCCGTTACTCACAATATAGCAATGGAAGTCGCACTCAAGTTGAAAGAAATATCTTATATTCACGCGGAGGCAATAACATTAAAAGGGTTGAAACACGGTCCATTTGCTTTGCTTGATAACAATTGTGGAGTAATAGTTATAGAACCTTTTGAAAATGATATCAGGGTTGATAGTATACTCTCTCAAATCGCCTGTCGGATAGACAAAAAGAATATTAGTCTACTATCAACCTGTTTTAATAAACCAGATAATTACCTAGATTATATATTAAATTCCTGTATTACAGGTCAATTACTTGCTTATTACACGGCAGTTAAACTCAACATAGATCCTTGTTTCCCCCGCAATATAGCAAAAGTGATAACAGTCTAAAAATCAAATCAAACAACATTTCTTGTATTTCTTACCACTTCCACACGGACACTTTACATTTCGCTTCACTTTTGGTATCTTTTTCTGAACACTATCCTGATTACCCTGTTTAATACTGACGCCTATGTCCCTTAGAAAGTTAACAGAATCCTGTTCCGTCATTTTAGATGGATCTGATATTTTACTAGCAAAATTCTGAACAAGTTGCATCTTCTCCGGTCCAAGATTATCTGGGCTAATCCCCAGGGATTGTAAAATAGGAAGTACTTCTTTAATGTTAAAGTCAGTCATTTTAATTATAGTCATAGTAGTCTTAAATTAAAAATGACTGACTGTGTTTTAATTTGAAAATATCTTTTTTCAAATAATAAAAAACCAGATACAATGTCCATTAAACAAATCAAACAAGTTATTTTGACAGAGCCGGTGGGAGATATGAAAGCATGTCCTTACGAAATTTTGTATAATGGAGTTTGTCCTCATCGGGATGATACTGACCACACCAGGATTTACGTTCACTATGCTAAGGTTTATCGGTCTGGGAAGATTAAGGTAGACACGTCGGGTCGTCCGATGTGTCGTTGTAATATTAACACACCTGGCCCCCATCAAAAGGAGAAGAGAACACCTGATCACCGTCGTACGTTCGCTCACTATCATTAAATCGTGAACAGTTTTGGAAAATTTAAAATGATTTTAAATTTTCAGTATCAAATTAGTAAGAAAATGCATCACCAAGATCTCAAAACTATTGTTCTCCGCAAGAATCCGGTGGACCTCCAAAAAAGTTATAAGAGGGACGGACTCACAACATCAGTCGCAAAGAACACCGCAACCCAGACCAAGAAGATTCTAGACGATAATCTAGACACCTTCAAAGTACCAAAAGTCTCACACGCTCTATGCCGTCAGATTCAGAACGCTCGTATGTCCCTTGGTCTCAAGCAGAAAGATCTGGCTAGCAAGATTAATGTAACACCTGCCGTTATTCAAACATACGAGAACGGGAAGGCTGTTCCTGACAACAAGGTGATGCAGAAACTTCGCCGAATCCTAAAGGTAAAACTTGTGGTGTAAAGAATACAACAGATATTTACATCTGTTTGTCTTTCATCACCACGACAATAATAAGGGCAATGACGGGTCCACCGAGAACACCAAGGTAAGCAAGTGCTGCCAGGATCTTGGCAACATCCGAAAGAGAATCCCAGTTCTTGTACATGTACCACCCAACACCCCCGTAAAAGATAATTGACATCAGGAATATCGCGAGGAATGCACTAACACCAAGTCCCATCACCATAGTCCCGTCTTCTGTAGCACCTTCCGCACTTTCGCCTCTCAGGTGAGCCTGAATCAGCGGTTGATTGTCCTTATATGCTTGGAGCATTAAAGGAAGAGTATATTTACCAAACATTTATTAGAACACAAGATTTTTTTTTGTTTAAGTGTAAAATATCTATTATAAAATGAAACATTTTATAATTTTGGTGGATACGTCGTATAGTATGGTTTCTCATATGGATAAAGTTGTTTCAGGTCTCAACAGATTTGTTAGCAATCTGAAAACCCAATCAAATATGCAGGTAATATACATTAGCGTTGCTTACTTTAACGACCAGTATTCTTATGTATGCAAGCAACAGAATATACATGAAATTCCTATTTTTTTGGCAGAAAATTTTAACAAGTTTGGAGCGACAAGTCTTTACGACGCCATTGGTGGCGTCGTAGAAGAATTATTAACAGATACATCGGAATGTCAGCACAATATGTTTGTCATCTCAGACGGTAATGACACGACATCCAACCTTCACACTTCACACAGCGTGGAAACATTGTGCCAACAGGCTATAATGACTGGTAAATGGACCATCACTCACTGTAGTACAGATTTATCAAATCTATCAACCGTTAAAAAAGTTAAATACGATGTTGACGAACTTGATGATTTGCTATCAAGTCTGTCTCTTTAACACTGGGTGCTCATTTGGGTAATGTTGGGGGACTTTGTGGGGACGCATATAATCCCATGATGGGTGGTGTAGTTTTGATAACACAGGTGGCTGTATTTGTTGTTTCTTTGAGTGTGCTCCGTAGGTACTCAAAGATGCGTATTGACCTTTCGTTATTTTTCCGAAAGGTTCGTTAGTATTATGACTCATTTATATAAACAAAATAAAAATCGATAATCTTTTTAAAGATTATATATATTATAATGAAAATGACTTTTAAAATCTCACCCCTTTATATCCCTCGTACTACTCTGAGGAGATCCTACAAAGCATTTTGTAAATGCGGAGACATTTGCTACGTCTACGACAAATACCGCAAAGGTGCTATATGTAGAACGTGTCGTAGATTAAACAACACCATACAGAATAAATATGGAACTGATTAGAAATAAATTTGAATGTTTCTTTGAATTTGTTATATAGATAAACAAATCATGGCTTCTTACACTTTCAAGAATATTCTTAGTGTTGAGCGGTGTAGCACAAACACCGCAACAGTAAATCTGATTAAAAACACCTTTAATACGTGGTTCCCACGCGGGTTACACACAAACCGTCCTGAGGACAAGATTATTATGTTTCTGCCGAATATGGTAACACCGTCGGATAGTCAGATTCGTCTCACTGGTGACGACAAGTTCCCCGACCCTGGTCTTCCGACTGGAATCATCAAACTATTCTGTAACGGAAACATCATTACAATCCACGAGATACAGTTTGCTACCACCACAGACTGGTTCACATATGTACCTATGTTTCGGGACTACCTAATCGAGTCTATCAAGTCTACGTGTACCGATCTTGTCAACATTGACAAGATCGGGTATGTTATCAATTGGGGATCAAGCCTATCGTCCGATATGATGGAGAACGCTATTTCAAGTGCTTGTCTTATGGACAACCGAATCGAGAAGACCCACCGATTTACACACGCACAAGTCATTGGGAATGAGATGCCACCATCAACTCACCCGACCACATCGTTTAACACAAACAATCTGAATACAACACCATCGTCTTTCAACTTTGGATCGCAGAATAACACCAAGTTCTCATTTAGTGGCACCACACCAAACCTACAAAACATGCGTTTTGCCACTCAGAATCCACAGGTTCCTTTTAGTCTGGGAGCGCCACTGAATACAACACCCAACGCTTCACAACCCTCTTCATTTACGACTCCAACGTTCGCGACACCGGCACCCAAGACCTCCACAACCTTTGGAGCACCTACAACATTTGGAGCAACGGCACCTACAACCTTTGGAGCAACGGCACCTACAACCTTTGGAGCAACGGCACCTACAACCTTTGGAGCAACGGCACCTACAACATTTGGAGCAACGGCACCTACAACATTTGGAGCAACGGCACCTACAACATTTGGAGCAACGGCGCCTACAACATTTGGAGCAACGGCGCCTACAACATTTGGAGCAACGGCGCCTACAACATTTGGAGCAACGGCAACCTTTGGAGCAACGGCACCCAAGCCTGTCACAACAATGTTCGGGGCAACGACACCTACAATGTTTGGGACCGCTACACCCAATACCCCCCAAGTCACCACATCTTTCGGTAGTCCACGTGGAATTATGTTTGGGACTGCCGCAGCAACCGCACCAACGAATGCTTTTAGTTTTGCCAAGCCAGACACCGCGACCAACGCATTCGGAACAACTGCTCCCACCAAGACAAACACCGCGACCAAAGCATTCGGAACAACTGCTCCCACCAAGCCAAACACCGCGACCAACGCATTCGGCTTTAACAACACTTCGGTAGCAAAGCCCAACGAGTTTTCATTTGGCTCGTCCTCCCAACCAGTGTTCGGAAAGGCTTCTAACATGTGGGGTTCGACTACGAATGCGTTCAAATTTTCAACCTAAATATAACTGCACAACTATGTTAAAATATATTAATTAATATGTCTGGAATAATAAATGGGTGTAATCAAATCCCCCCACCTTCGGGTGTGGAGATTTAGTGGTTTTTTTTAAATATTTACATAAATAAATTATGAAAACCAATAAAAAGATTTTTATAGGATGCGTTGTATTATTATCCCTCCTCCTCCTCCTACAATATTTTAAATCTTTTCACTATACCAGCGGTGGTACAAAATTAAGCAAGTCACCAGATGTCTTGATTGAATTTGGTACAAAATTCAATCAAGACATCTGGTGACTTGCTTGGCAGTAGCGCTCCTGTACCTATCGGACCAAACCTGCTATATGTTGACGACTCTGGGAATATGTCGTCATCCAGCAAGTTAACCGATAGAGTTTCTGTTCTCGAGAAACTGTTAACTGTCCATGACACCCGTATAAACGCTAATAAAACACTTCTTGCAAGCACCACATCCATGATGCATGGCAATAGAATAGGGCGTCTCCAACTTCAAACTGATGTTGCTACAAATTATGTTAGTTACGGTTCGAAAATGCGTATGAACAACGCATACGGTAACTTAACCACATGTACACGCGGTGCGTGTAGTGGGGTAATTGCGATGGCTGGGGGCTCAAACAACGATGCTATAGATTCTAAGTACTGGACTGTTCACAAGAGTTGATGATAAATCCATGTAGATGGGGTGAATGTGTTGAACAATTGATTACAATAATTATTGTAATCAATGTGCTATGAATCTACAAAAGAAACACAGAGACATATTTGGTATTTATCCATATTTTACAAACTTACTTTAAATTCGGATGGAGTCTTCTAATAGCATCAATAGAACGTTCCGTTGCGAAACATTGTTGATAAATCACAGGATACGCGATACCAATCACTTTACCCGAATTAATTTCGTCCCAAGATACAAAATCAGAATGGAATACAGGTGGATAACTTTTAAATAACGGCATTGCGTTAATGGTTGTTGGATAAGACCTTGCTGTCTGTTCAGCGTTCATTCCGGCGGGAATTACTTTAGGAATTTCAAAGGTCTGCCCTACAAACGTATACAGGGAACCCTTTTGTTTCTCGTACATAATCTTCAAATCCGCCATATTATTTGCCCAGTCGGGATTTAACGAAATTACATAGATTCCCTCTAGTGTTACAACACAATGAAAAACTGTATTATTGAACAATGAAGCCGTTAAGAAAGCCCAGTAATCCTGTCCTGACGGAAATCCAATAAAAACATTATGGTTCCTGTATGCAGCCTTTGGATGCGTGTGGAAATTATATCTTCCAACAACCATATCAACTGTCTCTTCTCTTGTGGCGTTTATTCCCTTATTTGCATACAACATGATGTCCCATGTAAAGAGACCATCCTGACCTATTGTTGGATTGTCTAACCAGAAAGCACCACCGACCTCTTTTTGTGTTACCGTTCCGTTAGCGTTTAAGGTTGAAGCAGATTGCGGTAATTTGGCCAGCCATTTGGCAAATGGTATATCAAACTTGGCCTGAATTGTACAGAAATTTTCAGCACCATAACCAACGTCAGTATCAATACCCGATTTCACGCTCAAAATAGAAGGTAATTGTAACGCCTTTCTCTTTGTAACTTTGGCATATTGCTGAACCATATACGCCGTGTCAGAAATAACACCGTCACGATCAATATATGATGCGTCGATATAATCATTTACTCGGTGAAGAGATACAAACCCATGTGGTAAACTCGCCTGATGATTATTACCAAAAGGATCATTAAAAGATACGAAAGGCATTTTGAAACCAAACTTGGCGTACAACGAAATAACTTTGGTAAAATGTTGATTTCTAAGATCAACCCCAGCCCATATTACCGTGTTATTAGGGAAATTTGTCAGAATACTATCCATAACAGTATCCATGAAAATAGTTCCCATACCACCTTTCTGTATAAAAAGATTGTGAAGACATACATCAAAGATACCACATATATTTGTCTGTTTGTCCCAGAGTACGTAACAATGACCGATGGACTGATTGAATTGAGATCCATTATTTAACTCTTGTAACACGTCATCTGGTGGTGTCTGAGAATATCTTGCTACCGTTGTAGTCGGTAAAATAAGTATTAATGCTCTAACAGTGTTAGGACCTGCATATGGAAGATCTGGGAAGGGTATGTATTGTTGTGATAGGTTAACTACATTATTTGTACCTAATGCGAGATTATCGCAATTTGTTGACATTGCTTTCAAGTTTGTGGCCATATTAGCAACTAGTTTACCCTTTGGTGCTAACACTCTGTCAAAATCTATAAACAATCCTGAATACTTTGTCATTTTATTAATACTAAATATTTTACCTTTATAAATTAATTGAATTATTTAAAGATGTCGTAGACAATATAAACAACACAATGTCTGTAAATCCAACAAACAATGTATATACTGGTATTCGTGGCGATGCCTTCAAGGATCTGATTATCGGACTGCTTAAACGTGCTAAACTGTCCAAAAAGTACATCAACATCCTCACCGATGACGAGAGTATGGGGCAGTGGAATACAGCATTCACCGCACAGTCAGCAAACGAGTTCAACAACCAGGAACCATACGAGAACCTAGGTGATGTTACAGCAAACAAGTTTATTATCTGGTACGCTTACAGACGTTTCCCACAACTCTTCTGCCCACTCGGGGTCAAAGTGGCTGCTCGTCTGCGAATCAACTATGGTGCTCGGCAATCCTTTTCCCAGATTGCCGACAATCTGGGCTTCTGGTTTTATATTTCCGCATCCGTAGAGGAAAGGGCAACGAAAAAGAAAGACCTTCTGGAGGACTCCGTCGAAGCGATGTGTGGTGTGGTGGAACACATCCTAGACTCGCGAACCAGACAGGGCGTTGGGAACGCAATCGTCTACGATATCCTCAAGAGTATCTTTGATGATATCCCAATCTCTCTACAGTACAACGACCTGTTCGACCCCAAGACTCGACTCAAGGAACTGTTTGACGCATATCCTGATCTCGGGACATGGGAGTGGAAAGACACCCGTGAAGAGAAACATGGATCCGGGAACTCTGTTATTCGAATGAACGTTTCGAACATCTTCCACCACCCAAAAAACAGAAACGGGTCTCGGGGACCGAGGATCTTCCTCGGGAAAGGGGAAGCCCCTCGCAAACAGGATTCCCAACAGGTCGCTGCCGAAGCAGCACTCAAAACACTCAACGCAAAGGGGTGGGTAAAGGCGATTCCCAAGGAATATGCGGCCTTCTGCTCTTTCTCAAAGTAATAAACAAGACAGTTTACCAAGTATATATAACCTATTAGGTTATATATCAAACAACGCACTTCTTCAACGTCACCATATAGATTTTAGAACAAGAAACGTCACACTCCTTTTTGTCTTTCAAACACTTAACAGCATTCTCAAAACAGTTGTCGGTGCACTTTTTTTTATCATCATATTTTTTTGTTCTTGAAACACCTAACATTTATTATAAAATTTATATCTCTATAAAATGATACATTTATTTTTTTTATTTTCAACGACATTTTCAACCGCATGCGATGTGGGTGTAATAGGGGGTGTAATAACAATTAGTGTATCAACTATCTTTTTATTAAGATTTGTTATACCAAGATCTAGTTTAGCACTAGTCAATGTATGATAGGCATTTATATCACGAGAAAAGTTAACACCGTCCTTTTCACACGAATCTATACACATCTTGTCTATTTTGTTACCAACAACAATAATATTCTGATCTTCCCTTATAATACCAGTCAATATATATTCTTTATACAATTCTATAACATTTAACAAAGAATGTCGTTCAGATACATCATAAACCAACAATATGATGTCAACCCCCGGTATATACATCTTTGTTATCATATTAAAACGGGGATCACCACTCAAATCCCAAAATTTAACCTTCGTCTTCTTTTTATAATCACGTAACACCATATAATCAACCCCAATAGTCGTAACATATTCTGGTGATAAGTTACGTGAAGTCAATCTACAACACAAATCACTCTTTCCAACGTGGGCGTCTCCCATGACTACTATTTTAATAGTAAATGAGTAGTCCATTTATAAATAGAAATCTACTATATAAATGACACAATTACTTTCTACAACGATCACTTTTGGAAAATATAAAAATGGAACAGTATCTCAAGTCCTCAAAGACCCGTCCTACTGTAAATGGCTTCTCAAACAAGAATGGTTTCAAAATAACTATGAATATCTACACAACAGAGTTTTAGAATATAAACCACGAGACTACTTTCTAACACCAGTTACGGATCCTCTGAATATATTCATTATGGATTACAAGTATTTTAATCTCATCCCATTGGATAAACTCACAATTGAACTAGAACCAGACGAGAAAAAATGCTACGAATATTATATACTTCTCGTCACAGAACTTCGCAACAAAATAATAGCAAGACAGGAAACAGATAACCAATTCAATATCAAAGCACCCAGTCGATGGCTCAAAAGATTTGAAAAAGACTACGAACTCAGCAGAACCGTTTTCAAAACATTTTTAGCATCGTACGATCTCCCAAACATACCCTATATTGTAGAGGACATCAAAAAGGAAGGTGGGATAGAATACAAAGGTGCCAAATCTTTCCTAATAGCAAAAGATAGATCAGAATGCCAAGAAGCATGGTGGGAGGCTATACTAAAACTTAAATATGGGGAAAAACTAGCAACACAGTTTAAATACGAGAAATGTATATTTGACTTTATTAATATTTCAACAAACACCATCTTCGAAGCCAAACTATCATTATCGGATTTTAACGAGAAACAATACAACAAATATTTACTAACTCTCAAGGAGTACAGAATCATATACCTCATCGGTTATGATTGTGTTATTAATATTGAAAAGAAGGAGATATACACTCTGGATAAACAAAAATATATTATCTATCAAACAAAAATACCTTTAATGAAAAATCCAAGCAAGTTTGATCTTCTAATTGAAGACTTTACTGTAATTCATGGAACGGATCTTTCCACCTTGTTTGGAGCACCTGTAACTATTACAGACCAGAATCCTCCTTCGCCTGAACGAGTTTCAATTTCTGTTCACCAATCTCCTTAGTTCTAAACAATATGAAACACCCACCCAAAACAACATAAAACAATCCTTCTAAAATAGTATGGATGTGAGTATGACCAGACTTCTTAGATTCATACAATCCATTTAATAAAATCATCATTCCAAATGCTACCATAAAATAAGAAGCAATCAATGCGTACTTTTCATCTTTTGTTATAACACTTGCTAGATCAAGACTTAGATAAGTACTCTGTAACAATAATAATAAAATCAACCCAGAACGGTGGGTAAGCAAGAACTTGAGTGGTGATTTAATAAAAGATATTAAACTTGTATGGTCGTCCAACATGGATGATGCTATGAATCCTATTGCAATTAAGTGTACAACTATGATCACAATTATTAAAATTTCGGTTGAAGTAGAGATCATTTATCTTACAAAAAAATAATTGATCTATTTAAACTTTTAACATATAATAATACAAATGGAACCCGAAAAAGAAAATGGAAATGTCGAGTATAAACTAAAACTACTGGACAAGACAACTGAAAGAATTGAGGGACTCGCTAGTCAGATGAGATATCGATGCGATGAAGGGGGTTCCGAATGTATATATAACTTGGGTGTTTCCGATGACGGTACAATGGTAGGTATCTCTGACAAAGATTTTGAAGAGACCATTATGACCCTAAATTCCGCAGCAGACACAAACAACTATACCACAACTCTGCTAACAACAACACCAACCGAAGACGGTAGGAACGTTTACGAGGTTCTAGTCCGGGAAAACAACGACAACTCGTACATTGATATCAAAGTTGCTGTCGCCGGTAGCGTAGATTCTGGGAAGTCGAGTACTTTGTCTGTTCTCACCCACGGCAAGAACGATGATGGGAGAGGATCTGCTCGCCTAGCAATTTTTAACTTTGCTCACGAGGTTAAATCGGGGAGGACATCCTCTATCGCACACCACATCCTTGGGTTTAACTCCGATGGTAACGTTGTAAACTACAGGAAGGTCGGTAAAATGTCGTGGCCAGACATCGTACAGGAAAGTAGCAAAATTATCTCTTTCTTTGACCTCGCCGGTCACGAGAAATATCTCAAGACAACAATTCTGGGTCTAGCATCTGCTTACCCCGACCTGTGCTTTATCACTGTCGGTGCTAACAAGGGTATTCTACGGATGACACGGGAGCACATCTTCCTTTGTATTACCCTCAAGATACCATTTGCCATCCTCCTCACCAAAATTGATATGGTGGAGAAAAGGCAGAATGTCCTACAGGAAACCGTGGCAACCATCAACAAAATCCTAAAATGCCCCGGTGTTCGCAGGATACCTATGAAGGTTAACACCCACGAGGATGTCATCCTGTGTGCCAAAAATGTTGCCAGCGAAAGTATCGTACCGATCTTCCACACCTCAAACGTCACTGGTGCTGGTATAGATAACGTAAAAAAGTTCCTAAACCTTCTTGGTCGTCGTGACAAGAACTTTGACCACGCATCCAAACACGTTGAATACCACGTTGACAGCACTTTCACAGTGGCTGGTGTCGGAACAGTTACAGGCGGTCACCTTCACTCCGGTACTATCAATGTGGGTGACAAACTATGGCTTGGACCCAGAGACTCCAAATACACTAAAGTTACAGTCAGGAGTATCCACTGTAAACGCGTTTCTCTACAGTCCGTTAAAAGCGGGTCGTACGTGTGTCTTGCCCTAAACAAGGTCAACAGGGATAGCATCCGACGGGGGAGTGTTATGATCTCCCTAAAAAGCCCTCAGTTGCTCACAAAGACGTTTACAGCCAACGTCACTGTAATGAAAGCACACAGTACCACCATCAGGCTAGGGTATGAACCTGTTGTACACGCAAGTTCTATCAGACAGACAGCAAAACTTACAGCCATATCTAACAAGAAAAATGGACGGGCGTCCACAAAACTTGTCAACGATAACGTTCTAAGAACCGGAGACAACGCAGACGTATCGTTTGAGTTCACCTCACAGCCAGAATACCTAAAGGTTGGGACACGCATCCTATTCGTGGAGGGGCGGACAAAGGTCGTCGGGGTCGTAGTATAAGCATAAAAATTACCTAATATAAACAAAGAATATTAGGTAACAGAACAAATTGAAATTATTTCAAGTTGGGTGTGGAAATTAAGCAACGATGTCGTTCGAACAACTCCACACAAGTATATCACTCGCCCTTGGGCATCCCGACTCTCCCAAACCATACTCCCCAAAACACCACGCCATTTTGATGGCGTGGGTAGGAGATGTCATCAACGATTACCGCAAAACCTTCTTTGACACCTATATTTTGGACTGGGAGAACATCAACGTTCTCCAAACGATCATTCTAGAATATACCGACGCCTTGATCAACAAGATCCTCAAAACCAGACATGTCGCAAACCCGATTATCCAACTCGTTGGGTGCGGGGCGTTGATCGTAGCCATCCAACACATTCTGGCAGTGGATTGGATGGGACAGGATGAATCAGGTCTTCACCGTCACTTGGTTCATATGTGTGCGAACACATACACCTGCAAGCAAATCGACGATATGGGAACGTGTATCCACAGGATGTTCGACTTCCTCCCTCACGTCACCCTCAAAGACCCCAAGAACCAAGGCATTATCGATGACCTGTTCCTAATGAATATGAAAGAGGAGACAGACTTGGCGGAACGGGAACGCACCCACAAACACGCTCTGGAACTCACCAAACACAACATCGCCCGTGTCACAAGACGCATCCTTTTAGAGAAAAGGCGGGTAAGACGCCACCGACTGGCTACCAAGAAAAGGAAAATGTTGAGACGGAAACGGGCAAACAAATCGAGGAGATTCTTCTGGAAGAATCACCAACGGTGAATTACCCTTGAAAAAAGAATCGAATTATTTCTACAATTCGTAAATTTAAGAACAGACAACATGAGTTCTTCTACTATCTTTAAGAATATCCCCGCTACCCCTCCTGGGAACAAATGGGCAGCCGTTGACGACTACATTGACTACGTGGTTGTTGACGAATATAACCGTGGTCACTTCAAAAAGTGGATCAGGGATGTGAAGAAAAAACTACCACAGACCAAGACCCTCCAAATCGTCCGAGACGTGAACCGTATGTACCCCTGGTGTTCTGATCGTCACATCTACATATCCTACAGTGTCTCTATAGCCTAATTACTGAATATGAAGCAAAAAAGCCCTTATCAAATCGGTACTCCATATGGAGGTGATTTGATAAGGGCTTTTTTGCGTCATGTTAGAGGTGAAAGAATACTTTTTTTCAACTAATTAAAAAAATATAATCTTACGGTATAAATAAAGTCTATGTTATTGGAAATATTATGCGTAACAAACTTGGTGGGACTATTCACAACTAGTTACATAATATACACATTGAAACCGATCTTCAAGGAATACGTGAAGAATAAAGTTAATATTACTGAACTTCAAGTTCAGAAAACTGAAATGTTATTATTGGATCTCAAACACCGAATGAAACAACCCACAAACATAATATATGATTAAACTTAAAAGCGTTAACCTATAATAAAATGACTTTTGATTACGATGACCTACCAGATATTGCTGGTATGAAAACATTAACAGGAAAAGAAAACCTACACATCCCAACATTTGGGTGGACACCAATTTACCAAGACGACACTGGTGATCTGGTTCTTTGTAGAAAAGACAAATTTGCCTTCATCACTTCCGACAAACTAGAAGAATACGTGGCACGAAACTGGTTAACTTTTTATCATATTACCATTCACCACAGACCCTTTACTTATCATCGTGATATTTTCATTCATTTTCTTAGATTTATTCATTTTTTTCGATATGTTCATTCATTTTCTTAGATTTATTCATAATAGAGAACTAAATTGGGAGCTGTTGAGCCACTGCTCGCTGATGGAAAAGGAGCAGTTGGAAAAATGTCGTCGTCGAACCATAGTGCGTGTCTCTTAGTTCCAGTGCTAAATCCTTCCACCCAACCCCAACTACCTGCCCACGATGAATCGTGATTTTCCCAATTAATTAATAGATTAGATGTTCCGTTGTAAGTAAAATTAGTATCAAACTCATTCTTTATAAAACCACCTGTCCCTATATTGGGGCTAAAATTAAGAGTTGAAAATTTATTCTTAACCGTAGTAAATGTTGGGGCGAAACCACCATTCACATCTGCATTATCTATATCGGCAGGTGATGGAAATGCTGAACCTGAAATATGTGCCATTTTTATTAATTGATCATTTGCTGTATAATCTGGAGCCCAGCCCTCCCATTGAAAAGCGATAGCAGTGATTTGTTTATTTGCTACGGCTGTTAATTCACTGGCGAGATAAATAACCGATGATTGTGAGTAATCATACTGCCCGTACAGCATTAGACCAACTAAATTTTTTGTTCCACTACCTATTTGAATATCTGCTGGTGCACTAACTGATTGATTAAAATTTAAATATAAACACGGCATATTTATAATATATATTTTTTTATTTCTTTCTTACATTTTTAAATACTTATTCCGTAGAATAAAGGATTGTCATTGAGGTCACGATTTCGTCAGCGGTTCTACACTTATCGGCTGTTAATAAATGGATATAGTGTTGAAGTTTCATATGTCTAAAACGTATACGCACACACACACACGTGCCGCCCACATGTTTCAACATTTCTTCCGAATTTTTGTAACGGATATCCGTCGTTTCTTCTGGAAAATCTGAAAAAACAACAGTTAGTTGACTTGGGAAAAAAGAATATATTGAATTTAGTTTGAACTTATCAAACTAAATTAAACACACCCTTCATAAAATGAAAAAATCAACATTAATTTAAAAAAAGTAAACCAGTCACCCGGAGAAACGTCGGTCTTGGGCGAAGCAACCCATTCCAAAACAATATAGTTGACAGCGGCTAAACCTGTGTATCGTGTTGCTTTCTACCCCGACACTAGGTGAAAGAATACTTTTTTTCAACTAATTAAAAAATTATAATCCTACGGTATAAATAAAGTCTATGTTATTGGAAATATTATATGCTGTTAACGTGATCGGACTATTAACCAATGGTTACATCATTTACAAACTTAGACCAGACTTCAAGGAAAATGTGAAGAATAAGGTCAATAATACAGAACTTCAAGTTCAGAAAACTGAAATGTTATTACTGGATCTCAAACACCGAATGAGACAACCCACAAACATAATATATGACTAAACTTAAAAAGTCATTCTTCATAATAAAGAATGACTTTTGATTACGATGACCTACCAGATATTGCTGGTATGAAAACATTAACCGGACAAGAAAACCTACACATCCCAACATTTGGTTGGACACCAATTTACCAAGACGACACGGGTGATCTGGTTCTCTATAGAAAAAACAAATTCGCCTTCATAACTTCCGACAAACTAGAAGAATATACAATAACAACAATACCAGACACAGATTTACACGACCTTGCTGAAGAACTAAACGATTCTTACCACGAGTGGAGAACTAAATTTGACATATGCTGGTGGGATAAAAAAAATAAACGACCCATTAAAAAAGCAATTTGGTACAGACACTAAAATTTTATTATATACTATAATAAAATGAATTCGTCTGTAAATTTCGGATTACTAGTGCTTCTCTCCTTTATTATACTCGGGGTTTCCCTGTATTTTTATAACAGAATTGACACTTGCTGCCCAAAGAAGGAGAAATACGACCACAATTGTGGTCGTTGTTACTATAAGGATTATAATGGGAGTATTCCTTATTGTGTAGAAGATTTAAGCTATCTCGGAGACCCTGAATGCCAGGCTGAATGGGGTTGGTAAACTTTAGTTAATATTATATAAATTTTATATCATATTAAACACCATTCACCACAGACCCTTTACTTATTCACAATCTGTCGCAAAATCTTTTAAATAAAAATCACTTTGGTAATAAAGAATGAGTAATATATCATTTAAAACACATAGGGTGGATGCTAATAACAGAGCTACATATGGTGTTGATGGACCAACTGGTTTCACTGGCCACACTGGCCACACTGGCCATACTGGCCACACTGGCCACACTGGTTTCACTGGTTTCACTGGCTACACTGGCTACACTGGCTACACTGGCTACACTGGCTACACTGGCTACACTGGCTACACTGGTTACACTGGTTACACTGGTTACACGGGATTTACAGGTTATACGGGATTTACAGGCTACACTGGTTACACTGGCTACACAGGTTATACAGGCTACACAGGTTATACAGGCTACACTGGTTGTACTGGTTACACTGGTTACACTGGTTACACGGGATTTACAGGTTATACAGGTTATACAGGATTTACGGGATTTACGGGATTTACAGGTTATACAGGTTATACAGGTTATACGGGTTATACGGGTTATACGGGACCGACTGGTTACACTGGTTACACTGGTTACACTGGTCCTGCTGGTCCTGCTGGACAAATTGCTGGTTACACTTGGAAATGGAACACAATGGTGGATTTTAATGGGGGGGTAGGTGAACACTATGTAGGCTACGATAACAATACTAGACGTTTACTTCTATCAGGTGTTACATCAACTGGAACGACTGTTACATCTCGTATTTCAAAATGGGGTATATACAGTGAATCGACACAAGTCAAAGGGTTTCTTTTTATAAAGAAAATTGAAGACCCGACAAAATTTACTATTTTTTCGGTTAAAGACAACATACCGAACCCAAATATTATCAATGAAAGAGGTTTACTAATTGAGGATGATGTCGTCAATTCTATGGGACCCGGGGATCTCGATAAAGATGATGTGGTGTCAGTAACATGGTCTGAGAATGGTTAAACTATAAAAAACAATTATGTTTTTTTCTAATGATCTACATAATTTGTTGGAAAGTCTGGTGTAAAATATTAAATGTAAAAGTTCTTATACTATTTAATAATCCATCCAAAAAATGTTACTGAAAAAGAAGAGTATTTATTAAAAAGACAGACATGTCTGTCTTTTTAGAATATGAACATTAGAAATAAAAAAAACCCGGATAATAAAGAATGAGTAAAATATCATTTAAAACACATGGGGTGCGTGCTAATAACACAGGAACAGTTGGACCAACTGGTCCAACTGGTTACACTGGATTCACTGGTTACACAGGGTATACAGGGTATACAGGGTATACAGGGGTGACGGGGGTTACAGGGTATACAGGGTATACAGGGTATACAGGGTACACAGGGTATACAGGGTATACAGGGGTTACAGGGTATACAGGGTATACAGGGTATACAGGGTATACAGGGTATACAGGGTACACAGGGGTGACGGGGGTTACCGGACCACAAGGTCAAACAGAGGGTTTAATATATAAGTGGTTTAATCTAAGTGATATTAATATCAGACCAGGGTATTGTGAAGTTTCTTCCGCCCGCGACAGTATAACTTTATCGGATTTTGATGTATACAATAATGATGTGAAGAATTATATTCATGAATGGGCCAGTACCAGTACAGCAACCCACTCTAATCCTAAAGGTCGTTTGATAATTAAGTCGGCTATTGGGAACCATTTTATGGTGTTTACAGTTCTCCTTACCGGTACTTCTTTAGTCGGTAAAACAACCTTCGCAGTGACTTTGGAAGTAAACTCTTTAGATTTTCAACCAGATGAATATATTAACATAACTTGGCGAGAAAATAAATGAAATTATATACTTTATTTAAACTGAATTCTATACTGTTGATTTATGTTTAATTCAAACATAAATACAATATCAATCTCATGTTAAAATAAGAAACCAAAAAAAAAACAAATAATAAAGAATGAGTAATACATCATTTAAAATAAGTAAGGTTAATACTAAAGGTGGGGGTATAGGTGTATCTGGTGCTATCGGTTACACCGGTTACACAGGTTACATTGGATTTACAGGTTATACGGGTTTCACTGGTTATACGGGTTTCACTGGTTATACAGGTTACACTGGTTACACTGGTTACACTGGTTATACGGGCTACACAGGTTATACGGGCTACACAGGTTATACGGGTTACACTGGATTTACAGGTTACACTGGTTACACTGGTTACACTGGTTACACTGGTTACACTGGTTACACTGGTTACACTGGTTATACTGGTTACACTGGTTACCCTGGATTTACAGGTTACACTGGTTATACTGGTCACACTGGATTTACAGGTTACACTGGTTACACTGGTTACACTGGTTACACTGGTTACACTGGTTACACTGGATTTACAGGTTACACAGGTTACACTGGTTATATGGGATTTACTGGTTACACTGGCTACACAGGTTACACTGGATTTAATGGTACATACGGGCAATCATCTGGGTTATATTATATGTGGGACCCAGAATCTAATGTAGGAAACCTGGAAGAAGGACATTTACGTAGTGACACATCCACAAACCCGAATTCTTTACTTTTATCGAATTTTGATGCTAATGGAACAGATGTATCAGCCTATATTGGAACATGGGGTTCTTACAGTTCATCTATTTTAACAAAAGGGCATATGATTATAAAGAAGACGATTGATCCTTCCAAAATTTATATTCTAAAAGTGAAGGGTGCACCCGATATTTCTGGCGGAACACATGTTCGTTTACAAGATTCCGAAGCATTAACAATTTCTCCTGACTTCTCAGAACACGATTATATTAACATAACGTGGCACGAAACTGGTTAACTTTTTATCATATTACCATTCACCACAGACCCTTTACTTATCATCTTGACAATCTTATCACAAAAATCTGTTTCCTTACCGTTAGCACATTTTGTAATAGCCATCGCTGTCTCCATAAAATTAAACTCTTCCATCTCACTCTCCGTATAACTATCAGACAACTTCTCATAATGCTCCTGACTCAGACTAAAACTACGATCCTTCAACGCTTTACACAACTTTACCATCATCTTACGAAACCCACCATCCTCTATTATATCACCATCCTCGTTCTTATACTTAATCTTATTCCGTGCCGTATCAACACACACAACCTTATCCTTGAAAGGAAACTCAAGAGCGTATTCAGCATACCCTTCTATACCTTTCACGTGATGATCCAGAGTTAGATTTATAACATTGTCGGTCAAATCACTCTCCAACAACGGTGCCATATTCTTAATGTAATTGTTAATTTGGACGTTCTTAGTGTTGGTTGTGGGTCTCTTCACAGCAGTTGTAGCGAGATTATCATACCTTGTTTGGAGATCCGTTAACATTTCCCTTAATAACTCCTTTTCCTTCCTTTCGAGTTTAAGATCACTCTCAAGTTTCTCTATTCTTTTATTTGTATTCGTTTCTCTACACGTTTTCATATGCCTGTTATAATTATATTTATTTGTGAGTATTTTAGCACAATTTTTACATTTATGCGTTTCATCGGTATCAACGCCTTGTAATTTCAAGCAATATTTCGTACGTTTTTGGTGTATTTGTAGGTTCTGTTTATTCGAAAATTCATTACCGCAAAAATTACACTCCATTTTATTAATAATATCATTCATCTTTAAGTCTTTATTCATCATTAAATGATGAATAAACAAACACCCCCCATACTCTAGTTATCATCATTAAATGATGAATAAAGACAGAGCATAAAATGATGATATTTGATGAATATTGATGAATATTGATGAATATTACAGGCTCGTAGCCTTGATTTAGCGATTTATAGTTTGAATAAACAACATTTGTGTTGAGTTGGATGTATATATTTCATTTTGGACAAAAGTCGGAAAGTCGCAAATCCGTACTTTCCGACTTTTAAAATCCCGACAGATTGTATATTATTATTCATTAAAAAATTCTACAGATTTCTTTATGGTATTTGAAAATAATTCAATCTCCTCGTCCTCCGGAAGAATAAATCTTTCACGATTTGCTTGTTCTCGGTAAGCACTTAGAAACTTAAACACCATATTTTCTACACACGACATTGTTTCAGCATCATTACACTCCTGATAATAAACGACTTCGTGTTCATCTGATTTATTGTATGTAGATAACCTTGATGTTAAATTAGTAGCCTTACCCAGAATATACCGTCTTTCCTTCTTCATTAATCTAGTAGTGAGAATGTAAATAACATTTCTTTCGGTGTACTGAACACGGGGTTGTGATTTTACATATTTTTTTGTGAGATGTTGTATTTTGTTTTTGTTATTCTTATTTTCTGTCTGAAGTTTCTTAAACTCGTCTTCGTCTGGTAACAATCGAAGTTTACAATCTTCCTTGTATTCTATACCATGAGAAATAACCAATTTAGAGAGATTGTCATATCTTTCCTGTAAATCTTTTTTATCTACCCTTAATTCTACTATCAAATTATTACAATTAATAAGTTGATTTGTTAACTCTGCCAACTCTGTTGAAGTTTGTGTTTTTTTACAGGTTTTTACATGTCTATTATAGTTATACTTTTTTGTAAACGAACTATCACAATGTTCACATGTGTGAGAACCAATATCAGTTTTTCCTTGTATTTTCAAGCAATATGATGTTTTTCTTTGGTGGGAATTAAGGTTCTGTTTGTTAGAGAATTCATTATTACAAAACTCGCAGATCATTTACATATAAAAAAAATACACCTTTAAGTATGTAATACTCTGTATCAGAGTATTACATAAGAAATAATAGTTGATATTTGGTTTATACAATCTCCTCCTCCTTTCCTTCCGGAATAGACACAAGCGGTGTTTTGCACCATTCCTCAAATTTCCTTTTCTTGATCCTCCCGTTGTATTTGTATGCGTACCCCTTTTTGATACTTTCCGACTTTTAAAAATTTTACAAATTTATAGTAGATTTGTTAAGAAATAATAGTTGATCTTTTTTATACAATTTCATCCTTTTCCGGAATTTTACATCAAACCTTTAAAATATAAAAAATCACATTAAATAGTAAATAATGAATGTTACGTTTAGAATCACAAAAACAACATGTAAAGTTGGACCTATAGGTCCAACTGGTTACACTGGTTTTACAGGTTTCACTGGTCCAACTGGTTACACTGGATTTACAGGTTACACTGGGTACACTGGATTTACAGGTTACACTGGGTACACTGGATTTACAGGATTTACAGGTTACACTGGGTACACTGGTTTTACAGGTTTCACTGGTCCAACTGGTTACACTGGATTTACAGGTTACACTGGTTACACTGGATTTACAGGATTTACAGGTTACACTGGGTACACTGGATTTACAGGTTACACTGGATTTACAGGTTACACTGGATTTACAGGTTACACTGGATTTACAGGATACACTGGATTTACAGGATACACTGGATTTACAGGATTTACAGGTTACACTGGCTACACTGGATTTACAGGTTACACAGGTTACACTGGATTTACAGGTTACACTGGATTTACAGGTTATACAGGATTTACAGGATACACTGGATTTACAGGATACACTGGATTTACAGGTTATACGGGTTATACTGGATTTACAGGTTACACTGGTTACACTGGATTTACAGGTTACACTGGTTACACCGGATTTACAGGTTACACTGGATTTACAGGTTATACGGGTTATACTGGATATACAGGTTATACGGGTTACACTGGATTTACAGGCTACACAGGTTATACCGGTTATACTGGCTACACAGGTTATACTGGCTACACAGGTTATACTGGTTATACAGGATACACGGGTTATACAGGTTATACAGGTTATACTGGTTATACAGGTTATACGGGTTATACAGGTTATACGGGTTATACGGGTTATACGGGTTATACAGGTTATACGGGTTATACGGGTTATACAGGTTATACGGGTCCGGCGGGACCACGTGGTGAACTTTCTGGGTTATATTATAAATTCTTGACGCCGGGTGACGCCCCACTCACTGTACCTAGTCAGTATTTACAGTTTGATACAAACGGGGTTTTAATTTTGTCAGATGTTGATGCCAATGGTGCTAATGTGAAACTTTACGTTAATCAGTGGGGAACTATCAGTACATCTGCTAGTATTTTGGGTCATGTTATTATAAAGAAGTCTTCTGATCCGTCAATATTTGTGATTTATTCAATTAGTAACCCTATTTCAATTGAGTCTGGTCAAACAGAGTTTGCTAGTGCTCTACTTTCGTCAAACGGAACACTTGTTGGTAATGATTTTGTAAACATAACTTGGCACGAGACCGGTTAGATTTAGTAAAATTAAATATAGTTATTTAATTTCTAATCAGACGAGGGTACATACCAGTCTTCAAATTTTCTTTTCTTCCTACCATTATATTTGTATGCGAATCCTTTATTAATTATTTGTTGGTTAATACTTATTTCGTCTTTTTCGGATGTGTATATTGTTCCTAGCATCCGCCCGCCGTATTTTCCCCACTTTCCGCAGTTAATCCACAGAACTTTTCCTAATATAAGGTCTGAAAGCCATTCTGTTGCCTGTAGGGCTACTTTCTTTTCAGGTAGATTTTTGGTTCTTTTCTCAGGTCCATCTATTCCTATTAGTCGACATTTTACTTTGTATCTATCGCCTTTCATTGTGACAATTATGGTGATCGTGTCAACATCATATACATCTATTACTTTACATTTACATGATAATCCTTTTAGGGAAAACCATGGTATATTTTCGTCGTTAACTTGTTTAATCATCTTTTATTATTATAAACTTAATAATAATAAAATCGGAATAATAGGTCAGTCATAAATAGAGGCTGTTGATTTTTTTGTAATTAGTACAAAAAAATATACCTATCAAGATTCCAAAGCCTTTTTTTTCTGTATTAATTTATTACATTTTGTTATACCATTTTGTACTAATTTGATAGCTTCTTTGTGACCCTTGTCCGAAAGTTCTCTATAGCATTTGTCTGAGAATGATATTCGTCTATCCCTACATTCTTCTAATAAATCACGCATTTTTATTAATTCTTTTGTAGTGAATGTATTCTTACATTTCCGAGTGTTGTTACAAACTTCTTTATATTTCTTATATAAAGAAGAATGTGTTTTCTTTCCGCAATATAGTTTTGATTTAAATATTTTTTTCCATGTTTTAACCATTGTATTTGCTATGTTTTTATGAATTCCGCACACACATTTGTCCATTTCGCCTACATAATATGTAGCACTAAATCGGCACTGATCACCACTGTTTGTATACATTTGGCACTGTTTTCCGTCGCAATTTTTACGTTTTGTATACATTTACTGTATGCAATTATTAATATTATTTAATTTAAATAATATTAATATTATTTAAATTAAACGGCACCACCACCCGTTGATATATTATTAGATTTCCCGGTGTATACACCTTGTAATAGGACTTTACGTTGTGGTTTTAACATATGATAAATATAAGAGAATATAGGGAACATCACTTCTGTTGGCTTGAACTTGTGTGACAAACCTATAACAAGGAGTTGAACGCAAAATAATAACCAAGCGAGACCGATGTAACCCTTTGTTGGATTTTTGAACGGGTCACGGGTCACTGCCTTTTTGTATTGATTGTACGCAATAATTAGTACTATAAGTGATATAATCATTTATAGTACGATAACAAATTTTATTTAAACCAATTTTCAAAATGGTCAGAATTATTTACGATAACCTGAACAATATCTGTCAAATAAATAGTTTTGTCTTTTTTCGTCTTTTTCCCTTTCTTTTTTGGTTTTTCTTTGTTTACCAGGGCTTTTAACAGGGATTTCATTTCATCCTTGTCATATTCACAGTTGATTTCGGGGAGTTGATCCTCAAACTCTTCCGAATTCTCCCATCCCCATGGGTGGTCTCTCGTGAAGTCCTTTAGAAAATCAAGTGCTTTGTGACCATTCCTCATATACACCTCGTGTCTATCGTCGTCCTTGGAATCCCGAGATTCCAATCCTATATCAATACCGAGAATGTGCATAATCGCGTATGTCTGACAGAACCCATGACTGTGGTCTTCTTGGAAACCCAACCCGATGGCATTACTGAACCCGGCTGTGTCTGGATAACCATTGACCATAATACCCTGATCGTCTAGTCCGTAAAAATGCACCCCAATATTCTCTCCAAAATCCTGGACATACAATCCGGGTGGGTACTCTTCAAGAAGTTTTTTCCTGTTTTTAGATAGTGTGTTGAATTTCTTCTGAAAGGTCCACCAGTCAGCGTCCGGTCGTATTGTATATGTTTCAGGGTCTACCTGAGCACTGATGTTGGTTTTTAGTATCCCATAATGGTCCAGATAGGTCCCTGATGATACAGTGTCCGTAACCATACCCACCAAGTGCCAATAAATACATTCGTCTTGAATTTGAAAGTTCATTTTGCTTTTTACTTAGAGAATATAAATATATATCAAATTAAAATTTGTTTAGAATTGTAAACAAATTTTAATTTGATATATAGTTGATTTTTTTTGTGATCTACTGATAAGAGGGGTAGATCATGCTTTCTCTAGCAACAGAACTTGAATATAAGATTATTGGCTTTCTACCAGCCAACCCAGCACTCCACTTGGTGTGTAAAGAGTGGAAGAGCGAAGTCCATTTTATTCGGAAGAACGCAGTCGACGTCATTTCCAACTGGTACAACACCAAGAAGTGTGGGTTTGGGTCGGAGTACGGAAATTATGAGTCATTGGAAAACTGGGTAAGGTTTATGCTTGTACACGAAAATGTATATTCCGACATGCATCGGTTCATTGACATCCCAGAGGAAATGATGAAAATAAACCCCCGTATTGGGGATCACCTTGCCAGTTTACCACCGGTGCATAAACGCACTAAGCGTATTACACGGGATTGGATTTTGGGACTGGACGACGTGGTGTTTGACGACTTGGTTGACTTGATGTAAGGACCCAAAAATATGTTTAAAATATTATTAGAATCGTAATAATATTTTATTTATCTATTATAAATGAGTCAAAATATTAAACCACCTATTAACATGACAGGTGGGTTGATAATCGCAATAGTCGTTGCTATTATTGTATCTGTTGTATTTATAGTACCTGCGTGGAAGAAGAAACCTGTACCTCCTCAACCCACTGATCACGATTGTAAGAGGGATCTAGATTGTAAGGAGAACTTGACGTGTCTAAATGCTAAGTGTACTCTAGTTACAAAACCTAAAGGGTTTCCTTGGATAGTTTTGGGTATTTCATCCGCGTTTATCTTATTCTCGTTGATGGCTTATTCCCAAGCCATTCTTAAAACTACACCAACTGGTTTAAAACAGGCTGTTCAAAAGACATTGCTGTATAAGTCTGCTTTGGTGCTTGTAGTTATAGTTTCTATGATAGCAATAATATTCTTTTCTTGGAAAGCGTATACTCGTGTTTCATGTCCTGACAAGCCTAGGGATATTTGTCCACCCGGTCAAGTACCCTTGTGTAGTAATAACACTGGTCTATCATGGCAGTGTGTACCTGCCGGGGATGTGTGCGGGGATGATCAGCCTAAATGTGTCAAAGGTGTTGCCGAGTGTAATCCGTCAACATTGAAATGGGAGTGTCCCGAAAAGATATGTGATCCATCCCCGCCAAAGAGTTTGGTGTGTCCTGTTAAGAAGGGGGGTGTTGATTACAAACCCCGGTGTGATTCTGGTACTAGGTTCGAGTGGATCTGTCAACCGGGATGCGATCCTCATGATCCGGGTACAATATGTGCCAGTGGGAAGCACCCTGGGTGTAATGTGGATACTAATTACAAGTGGGATTGCGTCACTAATTCTTCAGATGTGTGCGGTACTACAATAAAACCCAAGTGTGAGGGTGCTATGTGTATTGATACAGACAAGGGTTGGGATTGGAAGTGTCCTGGTGATTTAACTCGGGCGGATGTTATTAGAATGAATAAACTCGTTTGTGAGGATACCATTATAGACGAAGATACCAAAAAGCCTATAAGTGTATGTTTTACAGATAGCACACTTGCTATCCCTATTTTCCCCACGATTGGACACGATTGTACCAACGAGAACGCGACGCAGTCTCTCGGTAAGGATCTGGATAACATTTTGGGGAATCCGTCGGGGAACATGACAACTAACAATAAGACTTTCCAACCGACCGATGAAAGCAAGCGTATTTATTATCAACCCGATAACACCAGACCCACCCTGTGTGTTCTTTCCGATAATCTTAATTACAAGTGTCTAAAGGGTGGGAAATTTATCCAAGATAAGAAAAATATATCAAAGACGGGGAAGTGTGATTGTATCGCTCCTTGGAAGGGAGGTGTTTGTCAGTTCTCTGATGCAACTACATGTGTTGGACACGGTACTGTTAATGAGGCTGGTGCGTGTACATGTGTTGCACCGTGGAAGGGAGCAC